AATGACCCAAGAATTTAAAGGCTTCTCCCTCTTCAACGACATTGAAGATCGTGACCTCCGTACTCGTAATCAGGCTGTTGTTCTTGCTAATATGGCAGAGTCTAGCAGCAAGAATCGTAAGATTTCAGCTAACGGTATGGGCTTGATTATCGGCTATTTCGATAAGATTGTGCCTGAAGATCGTGAAACAGTCCGTAGCAAGTTTATGTCTTTTATGAAGGAGCGTGGTTTTGAACAACGAGCAGCCTAAATCCTTAGACGCAGCCTATGAACGCAGGGCTATGCAGCAAGGGCTTGTAAGTAAGGAACGAGCTGTATTTGAAGAGAATCGTGGAGATTGGGGTGAACCAGCCCCTAAGCGAAACAATCATCCAGAGATTGTTTTTAAGGTTCTTGCGGATATCGGAAGCAGACATCAGATGGGTGTAAAGAAGTATGGAATGGGTTTGCAACCTTTTAACGGTAGAGACGCTCTGAAAGATGCTTACGAAGAAGCTCTTGATCTGTGTTTCTATCTCCGTCAAGAACTGTATCAGAGGGATGGTAAATGAAAATTGCTGATATTGAAGTTAAGCTGATTCACCATGTCGGTAGTGACTTGGATGTGGTGAATGCAGCTCGTGTCTCTTTTAATAAAGAGAGCGATCTCTTTAACGAGAAAGACGCCAAGCTAATCAGCTACCTCGCTAAACACAAGCACCATTCTCCTTTTAATCACTCGTTCCTTTCCTTCCGTGTTAAGGCTCCAATCTTCGTTGCTAGGCAATTGGTTAAGCACAAATTTATGCCTTGGAACGAAGTGAGTAGACGATATGTAGATGATGAGCCTGAGTTTTACTTTCCTGAGCACTGGCGCGCTAGGGCTTACAATGTGAAGCAAGGTAGCGACAATTCTTTCATTGAGCCGCTAGAAGAGTATGCTGACGACGCCACATTCGTGGCCTTATCGGCCTATAATCGCCTCCTTGCGGAAGGCGTGTGCCCAGAACAAGCCCGTATGGTGCTCCCTCAGAATGCTATGACTGAATGGCGTTGGTCTGGTACTTTGAATGCCTTTTGCGATATGTTAGTGTTGCGATTGGATAAACATACGCAAGCAGAAACACGAGAGGTGGCTAAATTGATTAGCCAAGAAATCAAATCACTGTTCCCTGTGTCACATTCTGCTTTGATTGGAGATTTAGGTGCCACACTCTGATCCAATAAAGAGAAAAGAATACGCAAAAGCGTATAGAGAGGCGAATAAAGAAGAGCATAAAAAATACCAAGCAGAATACCGGAAGAATCATGATTCCAGGGAGTACAAAAGAGAATACCATAAAAATAAAAGATTCGATAAGTATGGTATTACAAAAGAATTCTTCGAGAAAATGCTCGAAATGCAGAATTTTTCTTGTGAGATCTGTCAGATGAAGTTTGATGATAAACACCGCCCATATATCGATCACTGCCACCGAACTAATAAAGTCAGGGGCCTTTTGTGCATGCATTGCAACACAGGGTTAGGTCATTTTGAAGATGATCCTGAGCTTTTAAAATCAGCAATGGAGTATTTAGTTAAATGAAACATTTTATTTTACCTGATGTGCAAGCTAAACCGGGTCAGGATTTCTCTTTTTTGAGAAAAATAGGCTCTTATGTTCTTGAAAAGAAGCCAGAGAAAATCATCTGTCTCGGTGACTTCGCTGATATGCCCTCTCTAAGCTCCTATGACGTGGGTAAGAAGGTGTTTGAGGGCAGACGCTACACCAAGGATATTGAGGCCGCTATGGACGCTATGAGTGCCTTCCTGGGCCCTATCCGTGAGTTCAATAACAAAGCTAAACGGAATAAGGAAAAACTGTATCGTCCTGAGATGCATTTGACACTGGGTAATCATGAAAATCGGATTGAACGAGCAATCAACAATGACCCAAAGATTGAAGGGCTCATCACTCTCAATGATCTTGAATATTCAACCTTCGGTTGGAAAGTTTATCCATTCCTTGATGTGGTTGTTATTGATGGCATTGCTTACAGCCATTATTTTACTTCTGGCCTCATGGGTCGGCCAGCTACTTCCGCAAACGCACAGTTGAACAAAACCCATATGTCCTGTGTCTCTGGTCATCAGCAGGGCTTGCAGATTGCTACTGGTAAGACTGGTGACGGTCGTCTAATCCAAAGCATCATTGCTGGCTCTTGCTACGAGCACGATGAGGAATATCTGGGCAGGCAAGGTAACAACCATTGGCGTGGTGCATTGATGTTGAATGATGTCAACGATGGGGACTTCGACATTATGCCTCTTCGTCTTAAATATCTGATGGAACGATGAATCTAAACGAATATCAAAACATGGCGATGAGTTTTCGCCTTCCCTCCGCTACACCAGAATACGCTCTCTTTAATCTAGGGGCTGAAGCAGGAGAGGTTTTCTCCCTTGTAGCAAAGGGAATTAGAGATGGTCGTAAGTTTGACTTCGATCAGAATATCAAGAAGGAACTTGGAGATGTTCTCTGGCATGTAGCAGCAATTGCTATCGACAATGGATTCTCTCTGGAAGACATTGCAATGTCAAACATCGCCAAACTCTCTCAACGTAAAGCAACAGGTACTATCCAGGGGAGCGGGGATGAACGGTGATATTTTCACACCAACGGAATCAATTCTAACTAAATACCATCAGCCTATCGAGTTTGCCAATAAGCAGCTTGAAGTGTTCTGGACAGCAGATGAAATCAATGTTGAAAATGACATTCATTCAATCCGTGTTGACATGGATGAAGCGGAACGCCATGGAGTGCTCACCACCCTCCGTCTATTCACTCTGTACGAACTTCGTGCAGGCAGTGATTATTGGCGTGATGTTTTCCCTGTCATCTTCCCTCGTCCAGAGTTTGCTCGTATGGCTAGTGTGTTTAGCATGTTTGAGTTGGCTGTTCATGCTCCTTTCTACAATAAGCTCAACGAAGCATTAAATGTCTCCACTGATGACTTCTATCTCTCATATGTTAAAGACCCCCAGCTTAAACAACGGATGGACTTTATCGATAGTGCTCTTACTTCTGGTAATCCCCTTTACAGTGTTGGCGTTTTCTCTCTTATTGAAGGCGCTGTTCTCTATTCTTCTTTCGCGTTTCTCAAGCACTTCCAAGCGAACGGGAAGAACAAGCTGAACAATGTTTGTCGAGGAATTGACTTCTCTGTTCGTGACGAAGCGATGCACGCTGAAGGAGGTGCCTACGCATTCAGGGAAGGGTTGCAACAACTGAAACCTTCTGACTTAGATCGTATGAAGTTGTATGCTCGTATCCACGAAGCCTCCAATGTTATCGCTGAACACGAATACGCCATCATCAATAAAATCTTTGAGAAGGGAAACATTAGAGGGATCTCCAAGGAATCCTTGAAACAGTTTGTAGACCATCGTATCTCAACTGTTCTTGTATCCTTAGGCGTTCTCAGTAAGGTGGAGGACGCAGGTCCTGTTGGAGAATGGTTCTACAAAGACATTAACGACTACAAGTTCAATGACTTCTTTGCAGGACAAGGACGAGAATACACACGGAATTGGGACGAGAAAGGATTTGTCTTTTGAGTGACAACATTTATGAAGCTCTGAGCCAAGAGCGTAAAGAATCACAACAACGAGGAGATACGCCTGAATGGTACACCACGGGTGGATACCAGATGTTCAAGGCAAAATACCAATATGCAGCAAACAGTATCCGCGATCAGTTTCAGCGAATTGCAGCAACTGCCGCCAAGCACGTTCCAAAACTTCCTCAAGCAGAAGCCGTTTTCTTTGAAATGCTTTGGAAAGGTGTTCTTTCTCCAAGCACCCCTGTTCTTGCCAACATGGGCACTGACCGTGGATACCCAATCTCCTGCGCAGGCAACTATACTGGCGACTCCATTGACGAGTTCTACCAGAGTAAGAGAGAAACTGCTCTTCTCACTAAGATGGGCTTCGGCACCTCCAGCTACCTTGGCGATGTACGCCCTCGCGGGTCTAAGTTTAAAGGTGGTGGAACCGCCAGCGGTGTCGTAGAGCTTGCTAAGAGCTTCGTTACAGATATGAACCTTGTCAGCCAAGGCTCAAATCGTAGAGGCTCTTTCGCTGGCTATATTCCTATTGAACACGGAGACTTCGATGAGATGTGCGACTATCTGGTTGCTGTTCCTGATGCCCTTAATCTGGGCTGGAACATTTCTGACTCGTTCCTGGAAAAGCTGCGAGCAGGAGATCCAGAAGCTCTGCGACGATATCAGAAGTGCCTGAAGGCTAAGATGATTACGGGTAAGGGGTATTTCTGGTTTGTTGACAAGGCAAATCGAAAGCTCCCTTCTCGTTATCGTAATAAGAAGCTGACTAATAAGGCTTCTAATCTGTGTTCTGAGATTCTCCTCCCTGCTGACGATAAGTACACTTACTCCTGTGTTCTCTCGTCTCTGAATCTTGTCCATTGGGATGAGATTAAGATGAGGGCTGGTACGGATGGGTGCTACATCCAATGGGCCACAGTCTTCTTAGATTGCGTTGTAAGCGAGTTTCTTGAGCAGGCTAAGGGTCAGCCAGGGTTCGAGAAGATTGTTCGATTTACGGAGGAATTTAGGGCTTTAGGGTTGGGAGTGTGTGGTTACCATACTCTGCTGATGCAGAAACGTATCCCTTGGGAATCTTTGGAAGCAATCTTCATCAATCAGGAAATCTTCCACACGATTGAAAAATACTCTTTGGAGGCAAGCTGTGATTTGGCTTACATGTTTGACAGCAACTTTGTACCTCGTAACGCTTCTCGTATCGCTATTGCTCCTACTAAATCGACGGCTCTACTCATGGGCGGAGTTTCTGAGGGCATCAATCCGGTCCCCGGCTTTACCTATACGCAGACTACTGCTGCTGGATCTGTTGACCGTATTGATCCTGTCCTTCTTTCTCTTATGAAGGAACGTGGAGTTGATATTGAAGAAGCAATCAAGCAAGTGGCTAAAGACTTCGGTTCTGTTCAGGCAGTTGATTGGTTGACGGAAGAAGAGAAGAAAGTCTTTAAGACAGCATTTGAACTAGATCAACATTGGGTAGTGAGACATGCTTCCATCCGTGCTCCTTACATCGA